CACAGCATTCGGCAAGTACTTCGACAGCGAATACTTTGATGTCAAGAACAGCAACGTCAGCCGGGTGTGCTTCGAATCCTATGACCCTGACATCTACTTCAATGAGTTCTGCCAAGTGTTTGAAGGCATCGAGCAAGACCAAGGCTTCAGCTACACCGAACGCACTCCTATCTGCATCCTATCTGATGAGGACAAAATCATCAGCTTGATTGAGCGATTCGACCATGGCTGTCAGTTCGTTGAGGGCAGTCGCAATGAGTTCGTGTTTAAATTGGCAGCTGTGCTCTGCGAGTATGGCATCAGCAAGGATACAGCAGAGCAGTACATATACACCAGGTATGCTCAAGGCACCAGCTTCAGTGAGCAAGAGATGGTCACAACCGTGCGCTCTGCCTACAAGAAAGCCTCCTACGGCATTAAGTACTTCGAGGACAAAGATACCTTTCAGAAGGTACGTCAGAAGCTCAAGAGCGGCATCACAGATGATGACATCAAAAAGCAGCTGAACGTCAGAGAGGATGTCATTGAGGACATCAAGAAAGAGATTCAGACCGGTGATGATATCTTTTGGTCGGTCAATGAGAAGGGTGGTATCACCATACAGCCATCAAATTACGCTGAATTCTTGGTCAAGAATGGCTTCAATAAGTACTATCCCGAGAATGCTGAGAAGCCGACCTTTGTCAGAGTCAAGGAGAACAAGGTCAAGATATCATCAGCAGAACAAATCAAGGACTTTGTGCTTACCTATCTTCAAGGCAAAGGTGAGATGGATGTCTGGAACTACTGCTCCAGGAACGCATTCCTATTCAATGAGAACTTCATCAATATGATTGACAGCATCAACATACTGATGCTCCAAGATAGCAAGGATGCATCTTATATTCCATTCAAGAATGGTGTTGCCAAGATATCCAAGAGCAAAGTTGAGCTCAAGAGTTACATTGATGTTGATGGCTACATATGGGAGAAACAAATCATCGAGCGAGATTTCACGCTGCTGGATGACTGCACCAATGACTTCCAAGATTTCGTGAGCAAGGTATCAGCAGATGACAGCGGCAGAGTCGATGCACTTGAGACAACACTCGGCTATTTGATGCACACCTTCAAGGACAAAACTGACCAGAAAGCAATCATCTTCAATGACCAAGAAATCGATGACAACCCGAATGGAGGGTCAGGCAAGTCACTGATGTTGGCAGCACTCGGCAATCTGCGCAGAGTGGTCAAGATAGATGGCAAGAGCTTCAATCCATCCAAGTCTGATTTCGTTTATCAGCGAGTAAACCTGGACACGCAGATTCTTGCATTCGATGATGTGCGTAAAGCATTCGACTTCGAGCAGCTCTTCAGCCTCATCACAGAGGGAATCACCGTCAACAGAAAGAATAAGGATGAAATTTTTATCCCATTCAACCGCTCGCCAAAGATTGTAATCACCACCAACTATGTCATCAGTGGTGCCGGCTCTTCTCATGATCGCAGACGTCACGAGCTGGAGTTCTATCAGTACTTTCACAGCAAGCGCAGCCCATTAGATGAGTATGGTCGCCTATTATTCGACTCCTGGACCGATGAGGATTGGTTGAAGTTCGATAACTATATGGTCAAGAACCTTCAGAAGTACCTGACAAATGGATTGATGAAAGCCATCAGCATCAACGCAGATGCCAAGCGACTCATCCAGGCAACGTGCAAGGATTTCTTTGATTGGGCTGAAGAAGGCAACCTGGCTCTCGATGTTTACTATTACAACGGAAGCAAGATTCAAGAATTCACATCGGAATTCACCTCATTCAAGGAGCTTGAGCCACGCAGATTCCTCAAATGGGTGCAATCGTATGCCGACTATAAGGGCTACAACATCACAAAAGGGCGCAATCACAACGGCAGATACTTCATTCTCGATTCGGGAACTCCCAAACCGACTCCAGAAGCTGATGATATTTGGGATGAACTTAACGAACAAGCGAACCAATGACAAGACAACACCGACAACTACTCAAAGACCTCCAGCTCAAGCACAAAATGGAAAAGTATCCAACCATTCCACCGCACCTCATAGCACTGGACCAATGGAATGACAACGGAGCCAATGCACTGACCAAGTCAATCATCGCATTCCTTCAGTTCAGTGGATGTCAAGCGGAGCGCATCAACACGATGGGAGTCTATCGCAAGAAATACCGCACTGATGGAGTCGCCATCGGTGGTCAGTGGACCAAGGGCACCGGCACACCAGGCTCGGCAGATATCTCCGCAACGATCAAGGGACGTTCAGTCAAGATAGAGGTCAAGTATGGAAAAGATAGGCAGTCACAAGCACAGAAAGCATACCAGAAAGCCATTGAAGAGGCTGGTGGTGTGTATGTTATTGCAAAAGATTTTGAAGGATTCTTAAATTTTTATGAGCAGTTTTGCGAATCAATCAAATAAAAGCGTATATTTACGAACCAAAACAACAATTTATGACTACAAAAAAAGCGGAGGCTACACTCGCAGAGCCAATGAACATTTGGCAAAAATTACACGCTGCCAAGCAGCAGATTGGAAAGGTTGCTAAGAATGCAACGAATCCTCATTTCAAAAAGAGCTATGCTGACATCAATGCGCTGCTCACAACGGTGGAGCCTATCCTCCACGAGCATGGATTGCTTCTATTGCAGCCAGTGGTTGGCAATGATGTGGTGACTCGTATCATCGACATCGACTCTGGTGAAATCATCGAGTCATTCATGAGCCTTCCAGTCATCACAGACCCACAAAAGGTGCTCGCTGCCGTCACTTACTTCCGTAGAGGTACATTGCAGTCACTGCTCTCACTTCAAGCCGTTGACGATGATGGAAACACAGCAGCTCAAGGTGCAGCATCAAAGCCCGTAATCGATGACAACCGCTTCAAGAAAGCACTCGAATCAATCGAAGCTGGTAAGTACACAGCACAACAGTTGGCTGCCAACTATGCACTCACTGAAGCTCAATCAAAAATGCTCGCACTATGAAATGGCATCCATCGCAAATCGGTAAGCTGATGACCAATGGCAGAGCCAAGGACAGCATCGGAGAAACAGCCAAGAGCTACATCAAACAGTGTGCAAAGGAGGACTTCTATAACTACACCACAGAACTCAACAACAAATACATCTGGAAGGGTAGAGAGCAAGAGCTGGAGTCAATCACTCTGCTCAACTCTGTGCGATTCACTGACTATGTCAAGAATGAAGTGACCATCGAGAATGAATATCTCATCGGTACGGCTGACATCGTAACAGTGGACCGCATCATTGACGTCAAATCATCATGGTCACTGGACACTTTCCCGGCACTGATTGAAGATGCTGTCAACCCACTCTATGAATGGCAGCTTAGAGCATACATGATGCTGTATAACAAGCCATGTGCTGAGCTCATCTACTGCATGGTGACTACCTGGGACGAATTCCTCAACGAATACGAGAATCTCCAGCTGCACAGAGTCGACCACATCAACCCTGAGAAGCGCATCACAGCTCTCTGGTACGATAGAGATGAGGACATCGAGGCTAAGATGGTTGCTCGCCTTAAAGAAGCATCCGAATTATATCACGAGTACTATGAACAATTAAACAATAAGTAAAATGGAAGAGCTAAAAGCAAAAGGCACCATTCACCACCTTGGTGAAGCCAGACAAGTGAGTGAGAAGATGAATCTCAGAGAGTTCGTGCTCTCAATCGGTGACAAGTATCCGCAGCTGGTACAATTTCAAGCTGTCAATGAGCGAGTGAGATTCCTGGATGGAGCCAAAGTCGGTCAAGAATGTGAGGTCAAGTTCGACCTTCGAGGTAGAGAGTATAGTGGCAAGTATTATGTCAGCCTCAATGCTTGGGATATCCGCATCGCAACAGCAGCAGCACCATCAAAACCAATCTCAGATGAAATCGATGACGATTTACCTTTCTGATGGCGAGAACATTCGGGACTTCATCCATAAAGAGTTGAGGTCCCGACTCTCAAAACGCTACAAAATGACACATTTGGCTGAGGATATGAATCTCAGATACTACACACTGAACCGATTTATGAGAGGTCAAGGTGCTGGTGATGAGTTCTATATCCAAGCCTTCAACTTTCTAATGAAATGAAGTACTTCATCGCATACATAGGCACCAAGAATGACAACCTCGATAAGCTGGTTGCAAGGGTGCACGACTTATTCAACATGATGCCAGGTGTCAACACTTGCATTGTGATTACCATCTCGGATGA